CCCGTCGATGTGATGGATAACCTGTTCGCGCTGTTGGTCGGTTAGGTGCTGGTAGAACTCGGGGTGATCTCTAACATTCTCAAGAGCCATTTTTCTAAGAGCACCCGCGCTCTCTGTGCGCTTGGGGTCTTTCGGGTCGCTCGCTGATTTGCGAAGATCCTCCAATGCTTTCGCCTGCCCCGGAGTCCCGTCCCCGTGAACATCGTTGATGATGGACCTGGATACGTCGTCCAGTTCCCTCGGGTTGTACTTGTTCTTCTTGTCGTCAAGGTTCATTCTTTCGAGGGCAATTCTCAAACTGGCGTTCGCTGCCTTCTCCGCAATTGACGTTTGCCTCTCTTGGGACGTAAGTAGAATAGCTTGATTCTTCGCCAGTTCTAAATTCTTCGACCCCTTCTGCTTTAAGAGATTCGCCTGTATCTCTATACTGAGTGGGCTGTTAGGCGTCCTCTCCAGGTCGGCAACGATGCTCTTTTCGCCGTCGTCCAGTTTGTCCTTGCCCAGTGTCTTAGACCAAGACGCATAGGCGCGGTCAAGCTCAACCTGCTTCTCTGTGGGGGGCTTCGGGGCGGATTCATTGCCCATGCGAAGGCTTCCCGGCTTAATGGTGTCAAGAGAAACGGGATTCCCCTTCCCATCCTCTAATCCTTTGTCTGTCCTAACGACATTGATTTGTTTCCCGTCCACTTCGGCTGTGCCATAGTCGGTGACTTTAGCTGTTTCGGCCTTCTCTGGGATGGATTTGATTATTTCAACTAAACCAGAAGGTAATTTGTCGGTTGGGGTTTTCCCTAAAGCATTCATGATTTGAGCAAGTTCTGGATCTTTGAAAATATCCGCCCTGCTCTTAATAGTGCCGTCCGACAACCCTTTACTTATCTTGTTTATAGCAATTGATCCGAATTGAGCAATCTGTGCCGTCTGCGACTGCGCCATCCTCACGTCATGCGACACGTCGCCCAGCGTTGCCCTTACGGTCTTCTCGTCGAAAGACGACGCCTGAGCACCGGGACCAAGCATGTTGGTTGCGGCCTGATGGAAAAACTTCACGATGGGGCTTTGATCCTGATCGTCCTTCTTCCCCTTTTTCTTGCCACCCTGCCCAGAATCCCCACCACCACCCGCCGCGTCGGGGCTAGTCTGATCCCTCAATATCCCAAGCCTCAAGGCCTCTAGTTTGTCAATTTGCTGCTTCTGCAAAGCTGGGTCAATGTCAGATTTACGGACGTACTCCTCTGTCTGCCCAATCCGGTTATAAATATCCGCTTCTTTCTGCCGCGACTTGGCATATTGCATTGCCCGGCCCTTGGACATTCCTTCAAGGAACTTGTCAATTATCATCGCCCCCTTGCCCAGCTTCCCCATATAACCGCTAGGGCGTTGCTGGGAAGCCTGATAGGTAGAAGGCGCGATTTGGGACGGGTCAAGGAATGAACTGAACGGCCCGGCTGCTGGATTAGCCGTAGTAGCCGTCGTCTGGGCAGTATCGGGAGGTGGACTCGTGACTACGGGAGTAGTGGACAAGGCTATAGCCCTCTACTCTTAAAGAATCGAGTGTGCTATCCCATCAGTCCTTCTGCCCCAGCCGTGCTGCCGCCACCCCCTCCAAGAGAGCCAAACGCGCCACCGCCAGCCGCGCTGCCCAAACCACCGGCGATAGATCCAATCATGGACATTGTGCTGGATTTTTGTTGTTCATTCGCGTTCATGGTGGCTTGGTTAGACTGGCTCGCGATGTTCGCGCTTGACAACCCAGCACCAGTTTCCTGAAGGCCGATGCCCGCCGATGCCAACCCGATATTGGTATTGGACTGAAGCGCATTCTGGAAAAGCTGGTTGAGCGTGGTGGACATCTGCGTTGCTTCGCCCTGCTTGGAGGCAGCGAGAGCATAGTCTCTTCCCGGTCCTGCGGGGACTGAATTCATGATTTGCTCTTGCGCCTGCTTCTCGGTTTGAGCGATGGTTCCAGTGGCGGGGCCTGCGGCAGAGATCAGGTTAGAATAGTTCCCGCTTTCAGCGGCATTGATGACGCCAGTATTGTACGTCTTTTGCGGGGCCGTCAATGTTTGCTCTTGGGTAAGCTGGTTCTGCGCCATCCCGAGGTACTGTTGTTCGACGCCCAATTGCTGCTGGGTGATCTGATTCTGCTGGCCTTGTCCTTGGTCGCCGCCCATAAGTTACTGCTCCTTTATTTGGAATCGTGGTCCTTGAAGGGGCTAATATCCTGCCACATCTCCCGCGTAATCCACGAAACATAGACCCCACAAACCTCGCCCTTCCAGGTGGTAAAGTAAGGGATGGGCTCGGCAGTGTGCCCAAACCCCAGGTTTTTCATAAACATCAGCATTGCTCTGTTCTTTTCTGGCGTCGTCCCAAATAGAACGTCGATGTCGTAGCGGTCGAAGGTCTGCTCCAGCATCATCTGGGATAGAGGGAAGGTAATATCCCGACGCTGGTATCCGGCAAAAAAGGCACAGCTTAGTTCTGATTTCTTGCTACCATCGCCTCTCCCAATGGCCGCAGAGATATGTCCAATCCCCACCAGTTTTGTCTTGTCTCCAGACTTCAGGTAGCAGCCGTAGGTGATGGCGTTGGGATCAGAGTGCGTGGCTAGAAACTTCGGGATGCCTGGGTCTGACTCGTAAAACAGCACAGAGAGCGTGCCGTCTATCTTCATCGTCAGGTACGCGCTGGCCAAAAGGTCCATCGAGACCGGAGCCACAATCAGATCGCCCATCTCGTAAAGCGGACCATCTTTTTTAAGTGTCATTGGCGGAACCACACTCCCGTAAAGAATCCCGCTGTCACTGTTGCCATAGTGGCCAACCCCAACGTCCCGTTAGATTGCAGGAAGGCGGCTGTCCCTCCGCCGCTGACCGAAGCCCATCTGCCCCAATTGGGGGGAGCATCCGCCAGCCGGTAATAGGCCGACCCGTCCGACTCCCACGGGTGCCACTGATACCCCGTCCCGTTGAACTCTAGCCAGTGGTAGTAGTCGCTGATGAAGAACGTCATCCCGGCATTGTCGGCATTTGTAGCCAGCGTCCCAGCCGTAGGAAGCTGCGCTAGGGTGATGATCGTGAAAAGCGCCGCCTGCGCTACCTGTTGGCCGTTCGGCCCACCAACCTGAAGCTTGCCGCTATTGATTGCCGCCTGGATAGCTGCTATCCCGTAGAGCTTATTGGCAACCGCGTTCGTGATGAACTCGTTTGGGGATACATTCTGGGCCGTCTGCTGTGAAGAGTAGGCTGTTGCCAGCGTAGGGGACGAGAGCAGATTGGGGGAGTTTTGTCCGTAAACGCCAGACACCTTCTGGTATAGATAGCGCATCCTCTGATTCAGGGCGAAGAGGGTTTCGTCCTGGAGGTCCGATGTTTTTAACTCTGCGTAGCCGCTCGTATTTGCCACGTTAAATCCTCGGGGCCATCAAAGTTGACAACGTGGTTTGCTGATACGCCGACCTCTGATCGGCCCCACAGGCCATCCATTCTAAACGCGACCCATCAGCATAGAGCTTAAATACCGGCAATCCAACAACTGGGGTGATGGTGGGACTAACCGTAGTGGTAACCGTCGTTGTCACAGTAACAGTTGTCGAAACAATTGTCGAAACAGTTGTCGAAAGAGTGATGAACGGGTTTGCTGGCATGAGTACATCTCTCTCTGCCAGGAAAAGACCCTCTGCCAAATTCACCCCAACGAATCTGTCGGAAGGGACTACGGTCCCGTTTGTATATGTCCCAGTGCCCACCGCGTCGATTGTGGCTGAAACGGTTGTAGGGGCGGTGAGTACTTGGTGTGGGCCGTCGACTCCACCCCCAACGCCAACAACTGTAATAGGCTGGCCCACCCAGAGCCCAGATGCAACGCTAAAGCCCAGCGCAACTGGATTGGTTCCGTTAACGGTTGCAATCGCCAGAGTCGCAAAAGTCATCCCCATTGTTTCGACAGTCTCCGGCCAATCCCCGCCGAAGCAATTGGGATAGGAGTAGACCGGGTATAAGAGGTCCTCTTCTGTACTCAGAGCCACATCATCCCCTCTTCAGCCACATCGAATATCCTGAATTTGTATACTGCACCCACGGGAATCCAAGAAAGTTCGGGGCCACTCGGTCTATTGGGACGTTTTCCATCGTGATGAAACAATCCCACAATTGCCCGATCTCATACAGAGTCCCGCTCGTTCCTTCTGGCGCCCAGCAAATCACCGGGTCCATGGCGCTCGGGATTGAGCCATAAGCGGAGACGGGGGTGCCGATGTTAGAAAATGGGCCGGAAGACTTCAGGCTGATTGGCGGTCCACCCATGGGAAGTTGGTTTGTTACGACCCAAGTAGACGCCTGTGACCCAGCGCCGAGAGTGGTCCTGAAGAATGGCGAGTTTTCACCGGCAAACCACGCGGCGCGCGCCAGTTGAGTAGAAGCGCCCGCGAGTAGGCCGCCGCTCGCGTATGCGCCTGTGCCGGTTGATCCCGTCAGTGAAAGGTGCGTCGGGTCTATCACGACACACTGCCAATAGCCGTTTGCGCCTAGGTTGCCTTGCGTGTCGGCCACGAAGACGTAATCTCCGGTAGTTCTGCCGTGCGCCGTCGCTGTCGCCAGAACAACCGGGCTCGTATTACTAGCGGCGGAAATTAAAATTGGTGCATTGAACGCCCGAATGTAGGGGAGGCCGAAGGCCATCCTGGTAAAGTTCGTACTAGAGTCCCCCAGTAACCACAAGAAACATTGATGAGCATTCGAGACGAATTCCAGGACACGGGTGGAGTTTGAATAGCATAGGACGTTAGCAATCCCCGCAGTGTTGGTGACCACAGCCTTGCGCGCACTGTCAGTTAGGACAAAGCTCACCATGTCTTGCAGGACTGAGGCCACCCTAAATCTGACATAATCGCCACCATTCTCTACAAATAGGCCCATTTGCAAGCCCTGAGCCGTTACCCCGGAAAGCATGAAAAAGCCACCATTGGCAAGGAACGGCGTGTAAAAAGTGCCGAGACCGCCTATGTATAGATTGGTCGATCCCCAGGAAGCAGTGGGGTCGGCAATCCCGATGATGCTGTTGGCTGCCGCGCCCGTTCCAGCCGAGACTAAGTGAATCAGTAAATTGTTGGAGCCGTCAACGGTCGCCGTCATTAGCCCGGTACTAGTCATTGCCGCAGCAAGATTCGCAGCCACCGCTGGCAGATTGGCCCCAACTAGAATCTGGTTTGCCCCAGTGACGGTCGTTACGTAGGTCCACACCTGCGTCGGGAACAATGCCCAAGGGCTAGAGAAGGTAATCGTCCAGCCGTTGTTCGGATATCCGGTTACCAGAATTTCCCCGGTAGCGGCGAACTGCTGAGAAATGGTCCAGCCTGAGAGAACTAATTGATCCACAACCGCTTGCATCAATGTCATCGTCGTCGTGCATGGCACCTCGGAGTACTGCGTCGAGCCGACCGAACTGATTTGAAGTGACATAAAATCCTTTAGCTGGCAACCGTATCAATTGTCATCCTTTTCCGCTTGCTCTTATTCAGAGAAACGTCACCTTCGTTGTCTATGAGAGAAGCGGGCAAATAGAACCGTTCAACGTCCCGCTGTGGGTGCGCCGGTAGGGTAATCTGATAAAACGGCTCTCCGTCGTCCCCGTAAAATGTCACCCGAATTGGCACAGAACAAGTGTACTCCAGCCACGCCTGCTTGACGAAATTGTATCCATCGTAGCCGAAGTTGAACTCGTAGGAATCCCAATGAGACACAGCCATCGGCTCTTTCCAGAAATCGAAACTGTGCTTGAAGTATTGGGAGTATCCCCCTGGAGATGGCGTGAAAACAAGCCGAGTGTTTTTCGAGATCAAGTCGCTCTGTAGAGTCAAGATGCGAGCCCGGTCATTCAACGTGGTGACAACAGAGATCGGAGCTCCCAGATTCCCAGAATCCCCTTGCAGTTGAACCGCGCATGGCAACCCCGATGAATTCATTTCTAGGTTGAGAGTCCTAAAAACTTTGTCGCCAGAATACTCCAGGTCGCTCCACTCCGTATAGAGAGTCCTGTCGGCAGGATACTTACTGAGGCCGGGAAACGAGTAAGAGAAATGCTTAAAGGGGACGCCCGCAACCGTTGGCCGCAACCGAACCTTCTTGACGATCATGTTGTCATTCAGGGCGAAGTTGGCCGTGATCCGGTTAGGCTTCCCTCCCGTAGTGGTTGGAGGGGCTAAGACGAAAGACTGGACAGCCGTGTTCTCTTGCTGGACGCCGATAACGCCGGTCATCGTGTCCATGTTCATCACGACGGTTTGCCCCACCGGGATGTCATATTCCATCACCAATTGGTATAGTCGCTTATCAAAGGGCCATCCCAAATCGTCCCAATCGTAAGCACGCCCCACTTGGATCTGAGCCAGAGGGACGACATTCAACGTCAACGAATAGAAGGAGCCTCCGCCTGTTGTCGTCCCAGAGATCCTTGTCTGGATGGCATAAGCTTCCTTGTGGTATCCACCCTGGATTGAATTGGGAATACGAACCCGATTGGGGTTGGGAACAATCGTAAAAAGCTCATCCTGCGTTGTCGAGAAGTCGTAGAACGTCTGGATAGTCACGATGTCGGTGGACTTCATCTCCAGGATGAGATCCGCAAATGTCTTGTTCGCGCTAGGAGCATTCGCCGTGAAGGCCGCTGGGGTCAAGGAATAGACGATAGCCTGCCCATCGTTCGGTGTATCCACCCAGCCATCGGACGTCCCAGACTTCTCTTCGTACAAGAAGGCGAATGTGTTTGGGCTTTTAGCCGCATAGAGGATTCCTGTCGTCTTGTCGTTGAACTGAGCCGTTATTCCAACAAGGGCTCCGTTGGCTAGAATGTCACTTAAGTCCTCAATGCTCCATCTTTTGAACTTCGTATGGTATCTGAGACGGTGTGGGACGCCAAGGGTGTCCAGGTAGGAGACGAACACCTCGTTGTCGTTGTACTCCATCGTAACTACGTCTGCGCCTGCCGTCCCAAGATGAGGCCGGGTGTCTATTGGGGAATAAGGACCAATCGTATGCCCGTTGAACAGCGGGTCTATGTCTTGGCTTCTCCAGGCGCTCATCCCCCCGCTCCATGAATAGATCCCGTCGTAAGACAAGTACCACAACTCATTGTCTGCCATGCACCATGCCTTAGTGGCCAACAAGCCCCTTTGGGCAGGGGTGGCAATAGGGGCCTCCATCTGGCCAGACGCCACAGCCACGTAGTACAGGTTGTTTAGGTTCATGCACAGAACCCCGCCAGAGAACTCCGTCATATTGACGATATAATTGGAGGGGGTTCCGACGTTGATGGCGTTTGCTACGTTCGTCGTTAGGTTGATGATCGGGAAAGCCTCGGGCCTGCCAGTCTTTGACTGGTAAAGGACATGCGGATTGTTCGGATCGCCTGCAAGAAATACCGAATCAAACGCTTCTAGGGAAAGAGTCACGGGTTGGTTGGCAATAGCGTCAGCTTGGATCGTGATCGGGTTCGTAGCCGCGTCCGAATGGTCGTACTGGAGAAACAGCGTAACCGTCCCGCCGACTGCATCCACAGCCGCCAAGATCGACGTTTCTTGCGTCAGCGTGTTTATGCCCACAGTGAGAGGTGTCCCTACGGTCAGGCTTGCCAAAGAACCGGAGGTGACTATTACGTTCAAAACCGCAAGCGTATTGGCTACAGCCACAGTGGAGGAAGTCATTACCACTGGGGTTGGAAGAGCGCTCGTTACCGGCGTATCGTTGTCAAAGTCTACTAGATTGTTAATATCTATGCTCTGGTCGCTCTGCTGATCGCTGAAAATGACAGTCTCGCCAGCCCCAGGATTAGCAGCATAGCCGACAAACCGATAGTACGAGTCAGCAAAAGAGCCCCCAGCCCTGTAGACCGAAATGGAATTCTCCCCAGTTATCTGAGGATCGTCTGTCCCGTAGAGAGTTAAATCAACGCCTTGCCGTTGCGGGCTCACCGCCGCCGTTGGAATCATCAAGGCGCAGGGATTGCCTTCGGCCCCAGTAATGGGGTTACGGAACGTGAAAATGTAACTGTACGGCTGGAGGGGAAAGTCCGATGAAGTAGTAACCGCGTTTGGCCCAGCCCCACCGGCGATATAAATGCTGCTAATGCCAAGCTCGGGGCTTCCGGTTGGGACCGCAACGGTCTTATAAACGACCTGAAACCCAGTTACATTCTTCCACGAATATACCGGGTTCCCGGCATTCCCGACAGCCAGGAATTGAGACTTTGGAATACTAATCTCTGTCCAGACTGCGTTGCCTGAATCGGCAGCTTCAGCCGATACGGCAGCCAGTGCTTGGGCTTTAGCTTGAGTGATTTCCTGGCTGATATACGGAGTGTCGTTAAGGGCGCTCTGAGGAATGGTTGCTCCGATATTGCTGAGGTTCTGGGTAGAAGTCTGCGTACCCGTAACCTGCGGCTGGATCGCAGTTGGAAGGATTGATTTTTCATAATAGTCGGAGTTGCTATTGTTGACCAAGACTCTAAACCGGATGTCTGTATATTGAGCCGGGTCTGAGGCGTAGACCGAAATGTGAACAAGATCATCCGTGGAATAGCCAGTTGACGGGATTCCGTCAAAAGAAGCATCTAGCGCTATGTCCATCGTCGCAAGCGTTACGAAGTCACTTGAACCAGTGTCCGTATCTAAATCCTCTGCCGCTTGGATCAAGGCCCCGACATTGGGTATATCTTCCAGATACACGCTGAAGGTAGTCGAATCGCTGGAGAGAACGGGAGCGTATTGAGTGTAGGCTGGAACCCCTCCAATAGCCGGAGTTACGATCTGCAACAGCATCCCCACGTTGATCCCAGACATAGTGGACGGGGTGATGGTGATGTTCCCTGGGACTGTCCCGCTAGCCTCTGCGACGGACATATAGGGCAATCTGCTTATGTCTGAGCCTACGGCTAAGTTGTAAACCACGTCCATGTCTGGAGGCAGTAACGTGTACGCTCCCAACGCTGCCTGGACTGGTTGCACTGGAGGCAATATCCCCCACTTTTGAAGTCCCGGCGAAGCTGTGGCTGGGTTTATCCCGCTATCCTTCAGCATCGCGCTGGGGCAGGCAAAGTACTGGTAGGGGAGTCCGCTAGACCCAGCAGAATAGGAGATAGCGCTGAATCTCTGACGAGCGTAAGCGTCCGATGGGGCTACGCCAGTTGCAATCTCATTCCAATCTCCGCCGTTGATCCGAGACCAAATGTTCACATCCTCGCCAACATATAAGATTTCCTCCCCCAAGTCCCCTACGTGCAACGCAGAGATTGAATGGATGACCGGAGCTTCGTCGAAATCCTGTTGCCATTCGTCAGCCCTGGTGATCTTCTGACTCCCCGCCCTAACCGTGATGTTCCCCTCCTGGACACTGACAACATTGGTCAATTCGCTGTAATGCGACTCGTCCAACAGGGCCGGGTCCTGCTTCAGTTGGAGCCCGCCATTGGGGAAAGCACGGGAAATAGGTTGGAGGTCAGCCATGTTGTCTTAGCTCATTCTGGCCTTGAGGTAGCTATTCCCTGGAGCTGACGTGACGATATAGACCCCGCCGACAGGTACTCCTGCCGTCGCTGCGCCTGCATCGCTTGCCGCCATGACGAAGGGAGAGACGGTTACGCCAGGGCCTACTCCAAGAACAGTCGTAGTGGCAGGACCGGCGACAGTGACCATCATGAAGTCTTCGACGACGATCCCTCTGAAAGTAACGGTGATGGCATCAGGCATTGGCTTGCTCCGTGTAGATGTTGGCCATAATTGCTCCTGCTAAGTTCACACCTTCAGCATACCGCGCTTGGCAATAGGTGGCTTTCTGTTCGTCTTTCAATTCGCTGTTTGTAGAAAAGATCCTGGAGAGTATCCCATACTTCAAGTAGCACTGGAACGAAGCGGGGATTAGCTGAATATACGTCGGATCGGTCGGGATGACATTCCCAATCATCGTCAGATTCCCAGTGGAGCATACCATGTCGGCATACACCCCGTAACCAGTCCCGGCTGCTTCTAAATATGGATTCCCAATGGCTTCGGCAAACACCCCGTAACCAGGGGTAGACGGATTGGCCTGGATGTCGAAGTCAACCGCGCCAGACGTAGAGGCGGGCACGCCATAGCCCTGATCGTAGGTGTACGTCAACTCTCCTTCCACGTTTGGCATAGGGCTTAGTTGGATCTGATTGACTGGGACTTCATCTTCCTTGAAGGACTGTGGCTGGTTGAACTGCGTCGGCCACGAAGGGTCGGAATTGTCCAAATAGAACCCGCTCGTCCGGTTGATGTGCGTCTGCCCCGCAAGCGCTTCGTCAATCTCCCCCAGTTGATCGGGCTTCGTGTATGTGTCCACGCCGACCAATAATGGGACGCAGAATACTTTTTTGATGATCTGAGTCTTACTCAAGAAGTCCGTTACAACCTCATTGGCGATAGCGTAGAACTCACTATCTGTAATCAGCCCTAAAGTAAGACCTCCATCTTCAAGCAAAACATTGGAGCATTGTTTGTAGATAGCGTAGAGGTCCGACGTGAGCCGAGTTTGAAAGATCTCGACGTATGGGTTCGACGTGCTCATGCGCACTCCAGGAAAAGATTCTTCGTATCCTGATTGCGGGCGGCTCCAATGCCTTCACGCTGGCATTCTGCCGCCGCCGATGCCCAATTCTGTTGCAGCACAGCCGCCGCAAATCTAGGAAAAGCCCGAAAGCTTCCTAGGTTGAATACCATGTCGTAGAGGCCCAATTGGGCTGACTCAGGATAAGACT